TTGACGCGCAGTACCGTTTGCAAGCTTGCTGACTGCAATCTCTGCACTAGCGTTGATGTCAGCATTGACGATCGTGCCGTCAGTAATCATCGTGCTAGTAACACTGCCAGTATCACCAGTCGTTACTACCGTCCCAGTAACGTTCGGCAGCGTAATTGTTCGATCAGCCGTTGGATCTGTGACCGTTAAAGTTGTTTCAAAGTCGTTAGCCGTTGAACCTTCAAAAACAAGATTGCGGCTAGTGCCTAGGTTCAAATCCCCAGTCATTGTGCCGCCAGCTTTCGGCAGCTTCTCTTGATCTAGTTCTGTAATGCCAGCTTGAACATTAGTAGCGACAATGTCTCCCGTTGCAATTAATGAAATGTTGCTAGCAGTCTGGCCAGCAATAGCATTCGATACATCAATCAGGGAGTATTCAGTGCCAACACCCTGTGACAGCAACATGTCAGGTGGAGCTAATGAAACAGCAGGTGCCGCTCCAGACCCTGTGCCGCTTGTATCCACAACCACGTAGTGATTCAAATTGGTTACTGCTGGGGCTGGCAGTGCATTACCAGTAGCAAAACCAGCAGATGAACCAGCAGACGTAACGCTGCTCATCTGATTGGTATTGGCGTTATACGCGCCAGCGTTCACCAAGTTGCCAGACAGCACCGTGATTGGTACGAATGCAGTTCCGGTGTATATATAAAGATCTTGCGTTGTCTCGTCATAAAAGAACTGACCCTGAAAATCACCATCAGGGAAAATTGTGACGTTGTCGCTACTTGCTGCACCGCCAAACTTTGTAATTGATTGATCAGCCAACTTTGCTGCTGTTACGGCATCAGATGCGATACGGCTGGTGCCGATCGTTCCAGATGTCAGCTTCGCTGCTGAGTGATCAGGAATGTCTGCATCAGTTAAAGTGGTACCTGCAGAAACAAGACCTTTTGCAGTGACTGTAACCTTGGTATAAGTGCCGCTAGTGACAGTATTATCTACAGATAAGTTACCGCTTGCGTTAACAGTTAATCCTCCCCCCGCACCAATAAATACAGAGCCTTTGGCAGAACTTGTCGCGACAGGAAGATCAGAAGATCCAATTGTGCTACCTGCAGTAATCAGACCATTTGCGTCATATTGAACCAGATGATTGACGCTGCTTGCGGTGACACTGTTAGCAATTTGGATTGTGTCTGTGCTTAAAGTTAATCCACCACCATTAACAATCACGCCACCTTTTGAGGTAGTCGTGGCTGTAGGCAAATCACCGCCATCAATCGTGCGATAACCAACAGTCCCGGCAGAACCTACAGGGCCTGCAAGAAATTGTGCGGCAGAAGTTGTATCATCAATTGACGCTGTAATCGTTGCTGTTCCACCGCTAACAGCTGTGGAAATGTTAATAACACCAGCTGTTGTATTAGTAAAAGCATTGACAGAACCCGGCGCTTTAATGCTTAGCCATGCGCTTCCGTTCCATACATACACATTATTGTCATCAGTATCCAAAGCCAGCTGGCCTGTATAAGCGCCAGAAGCAGGCAACGTTGATACAAGGTTGACAATAACGTTGTCAGCAATTTTTGGACCCGTTACGGCGTCTAATCCAATTTTTGCTGCTGTTACAGCCGAATCAGCTAGGGCTGCTGTAGCGATGTCACCCGCACCAAATAAAATCTTGGCTCCAGGGATTGCGTCGTCACTAATTAACGTGACACCGTTCGCGATCAGGTTTGAAACCGTGATCTTTTTAGTTTCACTGGCGGAGTCATCAACAATGGCCAGCTCATCAGCAGCGACCAAGTCGCCACCAGCTAAAGCGCCAAGTTCGCTGATTTTTAGGTCGGCCATTGGTGACTAGCCTCCAGGGCTTAAACGTCGGAACTTTCAAGCAACAGTTTAGCTGTGCTGTCCTGATCCAAGCGTAAGGTACTGCTATCCTCTTGCAACAGCTCCTCAGTCCCCTCAAGCTGCACGTTCAACCTGATTTCACCAGTCGTCACAAAATCAGCAGTGAATTGCACTGTTGACGACGGGTTAAACTGCAAGGCGCACGAAGTAAGCACTCCTTCAAACTCGTACCAGATCTCATCATTAGCGTTTGCCGCAATGCCACTTGGATTGTGGTTATTTGATTTTAGATAAAATCTTGCACTAAATTGACTGCCAACTTTAGTCCGAAGAATTAACTGCAGTAGATACTGAGGGGCATCCTTGATTGTTTCACCGGTATATTCCCAGAAACAACTCATGTTGCCCGAGCCAGACATGATTGAGCTGATTTGACTGCGGAATTCGTCAGACAAAACAGTTGTATCGATAACTTCTTTTTGTGTATTAAGTTCAAAGCCATTAACCTGTGCGACTACGCGATAGTCAGCGTTTTGCACCACAACTCTGATTGGAATCGCTGCTACTACCGTTCCGGTACCTGTAGTAGCCCCTGTAGCGGTAAAAACAGTTCCCACTGTGTTAGCTGCCGCTCCAACTGACGTAAAGTTGGAATTGCCTACAGTGACAATCTGGTAAACAGTTCCAGCGACAAGTGCCGTGGCAGCAAGAGTGCTTATCTCTGCTAACGCTTCAGCGTTTGCTTTTCCACCATTAATGGCATTAGCAAAAGTTGTATAAAATCTGATCCCGCCAAGCGCGTCAACGTTGATAAACCGCTTGATACTTGTCTTGCTATAGCTGTTAAAAAAAGAAAGCGCAGCACCGTTGGTGCTAGTGATCTCAACTTGATCGCCTGTAATCAGCTGACCACGTTTGAAGTCAAAACTTAGGCGTTTACGTGAAACATTTACATCGCTTGGATTTACAAGCGACGTAAGGCTTGTCCCGTCAAACTCTCGACGTAACTCAACTTTGCCATGCGTTCCAAGATAAATGCTCATGTTCCAACTGTGACGGTAGTCAATTGGCCAGTGCCTTGGAAGCTGATTTCAGCGCGAACAATGTCACCAGTTGCTGCGCCAATGCTTGCGCTGGTAATATACGCATTCAAACGAATATCATTGTTGTCTGTGCCGTCAATCCACCGAAAAGTTAGATCAACAGTGTCGCTACTGCTAACGCCATCCGCACCAGTCTTGTAGATCTTGTTCAGCAAATTCGTGGTATTTACGCTTTCGCTTGCATCTTTGTAGTACAACAAAGTTGCACTGCCGCTATATCCTGAAACGCCAGGAATATAAGTTCTAAGGTTTTCGTTCAGCGCTGTTGTTTCCAGCGTTTCTAAGTTTGACTGCACTGAAAAGCTGACGACCTTTGCAAGGGTCGAGCCAGACAGCTGCAATACGCCGTCTCTGCCGCTGTAGACCTTCGCCATCAGAGCACGCCAATCAGATTCACTGTAACAGTGCTTATACCAGGGCGCACCTGCACAACCTGTGGAGGGCCTTCATATCGATAGTTATTGCCATGCGTTTGTGCTCCAAGGGCATCGCTATTCCCTTTCCAACCTCCACGGCTACCAGTGCCATCACCGATAGCAAACGTGGTGAACGTGCCTTTCATGGCGTCATAGTGGTCAAGGAAAAGCTCAGCGTTGGCGTCTGAAATGTTGGCGTAGGACAAAGACAGCTTCATTCCCGTGCGGTTGCTGCCATAAAGGATGCGATGCTCAGCACCGTTTTGGGCTTTGTAGGTTTTGATTGGATAATCACCAGCCTCAAAAGATCGGCTAGTAGGCACCAACGTCGGAAAAGTAGTCATGACAAGATGCTAAAGCCATCGTCGCTATCGACAGCAGTAGCGATTTTACTGCTGCCGTCAGTATCGCAGGGATGCTCTGAGGCGACAATATCAACAATTCCGTCTTGCGAGAAAGTAAGCTGTTCAACAATATATATATTTTCAGAAACCTCAGCATTTTGCACCGTGAACACAATGCTATGAAAGGCTGAGTTAGAGACAACACCATTGCTTACTTGCATCGTGCCGCTTTCAACGTCAACATCACCTGTTTTAAAATAAGTGATGTTATACGAGCCATCTGGCATGTCGGAAACACTTGTGACCGCACCTGAGGCACTTACCGATCCATTGTTTGCAGCACTGTAAGGGCTTGATTCAGTTATGACTTTAATGTAAGCCCCAGCCTGGATGCTTAACCCTTCGGCTGTAGTCGAAAAACTAATCGTATGAGTTACATAAGCCCGAAGAGCTAAGAAATACTTGGCAACCTTAACAGCATGATCTCTAGACGTGCAGAATTGAGTTAAATCAAACTGTTCCGTAGGCGGAGAACTTACACCAGGCATGTCAAAATCGTTATTTTCTTTTGCTGCTTTCACTTCAACAACTTGTTCTTCAGGCAGCTTGTTTTTGCGCTCTTGCCTAAAACGAACAACAGCCTTGAACGCTCGCCTCTCTTCCGCTCCAAGATATTCTAATTTGTACGAGTCTTCTATTATGTTTCCTGACGTAAATAACTGTTCAACCTGAACAGCGCCAGTGTTAACTGTTCCGCCAGGCTCAACGGGAACAGCAGGCTTCAGGGAAAACCTGCCATCAGAAATAATAAAGTTGCACAAGAAATATGGAGCGATATCGCTGATAAATTGCCTGAGGTTAGTGCGTTCAACGATTGGACCGTTAAAAAACAATTTTTGAGTAACAAGAAATTTGGACGTTTCCACTAGATCATTCTTGTCTACTAAATAATCATTGTCTCTGTCCATACCAAGCAATCCACCTGCACCAGCCTGCTGATCTGTCAACAAGAAGTAAACAAGGTCAGTAAACAGATTGCTTGGCCCAACAGCGTCTGTGTTCCCGTAGGCAACTTCAAGCGCCTGTGCTTCTGTTTTGTTCGGACTTGTTGTATGCAAACGTTCCACAGGCAAGCCACTACCGAGCCAGCAGCGCATCTGATCAAGCGAAGTGAAATTGCGGCTTGCTTTTAAGGAAAGACCAGCAATGGTCATCTCAAACATATTGGCTGGACTATCGTTAAGTTGCGCCTCATTTACGTACACAATCTCATGCTCAGGAGACGTGCTGTTTGATTTATCAACAAAACTACGATAAAAACTTATGTCTGAAACCTGCGTTTGCTCGGCAAAAAATAAATCAGCGTCAGTCGTGGTAGTTGTGCCAGTCGTGGCAACTGACGTAATTTCAAATATCTGCCCGATACGATCATAAACTGTTATGAACGGATTGCCTGCTTGGGGTCTTCTAAATATCCCAAATTGTTCGCCTACTTCCCAACCTGTTGTGGTATCTGCGTCATCAATAATTGTTACTATGGGATTTCCCCAACCCTTATATTGACCAACGATTGGGCGCGGATCTTTGCCAGGCGTCAAAAACTCTTTGCAATGAGCCTTAAGGCTGACTTTAATTGACTTTCCATCTTTGGTGACTGCTGGCATCACTACTTCATCGCTTAAGTCTCCGTCAAAGTTGGCGTTTTCATCATTAGGGTTAGAGTCTCCAGCATCAAAACCGTCAGTGCTTCCAAACACCTCATACCGCCAAGCCTGATTCCTGTCTCCCAATATCT